AAACTACCGTTGAGAATGGTTTTCCTGACGTATTCAATCCTATGGAAAGAATCACTCTCATTACTTTGCAGAACAGTGTAACTAAAAAGATTACTACATTTGGTAGTGGTCCGTTTACTCCCGGTGAAGCTACCAAAAACTTTGATATTGATTATAAAGAATGTGACTCAGAAAAGAAACTTCTTCTTCGCTTTATAGATTGGTGGATTGTAAATTGTCCTGATGTTATTACGGGTTGGAATATAAAAGAATTTGATATTCCATATATTATTTCTCGTATGGAAAGAATTCTAGGAGAAGAAGTAGGTAGTCATGCTAAAAAATCAATGAGTCCTTTTAGCATTGTTCGTGACGTTAAAAAATCTTACAATGGTAGAACACATCTGACATATGATATACAGGGTGTTGCTCAGTTAGATTATTTGGACATGTACAAAAAGTTTACCTATGTTACCCGTGAAAGTTATTCTCTAGATCATATTGCTGAAGTTGAACTCGGACATTCAAAGTTAGAGAATCCTCATGACACATTCAAGGAGTTTTACGAAAAGGATTGGAATCTTTTTGTCGAATATAATATCATAGATACTGTACTTGTAGATCAGTTAGAAGATAAGATGAAACTTATCGAACTCTGTCTCACAATGTCTTATGATGCGAAAATGAATTTCGAAAATGTATTCTCTCCTGTAATGACTTGGGACTGTTTGTTTTATAACTTTCTCTTAGAACAGAACATTATAATTGGTCAGGGTAACGGTAGACCTGAAAGAACTATTGCAGGTGCTTATGTACAAGAACCTGTTCCTGGTCCATATGAGTGGGTTGAATCGTTTGATGCGACTTCACTCTATCCTTCTATCATTATGCAATATAACATGAGTCCAGAAACATTAGTGCCAGGTAGTATGTATGAAGTAGATGTTGATGGTTTACTTGCAGGTAAATACAAGTTTGATACTGATGATGCAGTTGCTGCGAATGGTCAAACATTTACTCGCACTAAACGAGGACACTTTCCTAATCTTGTTCAAAAGTTTTTTGATGATAGGCAGCGTTACAAAAAACTAATGATACAAGCTAAACAAGAATATGAGATTAGCAAAGATCCTAATACAAAAAAATTAATATCTAAGTATAATAATTTTCAGATGGCAAGAAAGATTCAACTAAACTCTCTTTACGGTGCTTTAGCTAACAATTACTTCAGATATTATGATGATCGTATAGCAGAGGGAATAACGCTTACTGGTCAATTCATCATCCGGAAGACAGCAAGAGCTTTAGATGAGTTTTTGAATGATATATTAAAAACTAAAGGTAAAATGTATAGTTTTTATACAGACACTGACTCTTGTTATATTACCCTAAAAGATTTAGTAGATAAATTTTTTGCTAAAAAATCTCACAGTGAATTGATTGATATCTTGGATAAGATAGGAAACGATCAGATTGAACCTTGTATTGCTAAAGCTATGAAAGAATTGGCAGAATACACAAATGCCTTTGAAGAAAAAATAGTTTTTAAACGTGAAGCAATTGCTGATAAGTGTTTGTGGGTTGCTAAAAAACGATATGCCATGAATGTTTGGGACAACGAGGGTGTACGATACAAAACTCCTGACTTGAAAGTATTGGGTCTTGAGATTGTTAGGTCTTCTACACCGAAACCTGTCAGGGACAGTCTTCGTGAAGCCGTTCGTATTTGTTTAACTAAGGACGAAAAACACCTGCATAATTTTATAAATGAAACAAAACAAAACTTTAGTAAACTGAGTCCTGAAGAAATAGCATTTCCTCGTAGTAGTAATAACATGGCAACATATGGCAATATCAGTTCAATATATGGTAAAGGTTGTCCTATGCATGTTCGTGGATCTTTACTATATAATTATTACTTGGATAAGTTTGAATTGCACAACAGGTACGAAAAAATACAAGAAGGCGATAAAATCAAATTCATATATTTAAAAGAACCTAACACTATAAGAGAAAATACTATTGCCTTTAAAAGTAAATTGCCTGAAGAGTTTAACATACACAAATATGTTGATTATGATTTAATGTTTGAAAAAGCATTTCTTGAACCTATGGATACCATTGTTAAAACTTTAAAATGGAATACCGAAAAACAATCTACACTTGAGGATTTATTTATATGAAAAATGTTTTAATTGTTGGTTATGGCTTTGTAGGTAAAGCTACTGAATTATTATTGACATATTATACTTCATTCTTTAGGGTTACTAAGTATGACCCAGCATTAAAGCTCCTAGCTGAAGTAAAAAATTATGACTATATTTTTCTTTGTGTGCCTACAAATCAAACTATTGATGGTACATTAGACACTAGCATATTAAGTGTTGCTTATAATCAATGGAAAGATTACGGCAACATAGTAATTCGTAGCACAATTGGTCCTGATCAAGTTAAAGACTTTCCTGATGCTATTATGATGCCAGAGTTTTTGCGCGAGAAACATTGGGAAGATGATGTAAAAGATTTTTTAGTCCCAATTATTGTCAGTGATAATACTTTAGGTAATATACTTAGAGATAATCTTAAAGATAAGTTTGTTGATATAGTTGAAGCGAAAGAAGCTATGATGTTTAAACTTGCTCGTAATTCAGCACTTGCCATGCGAGTAGCATTAGCAAATGAATTTAGAGAAATATGTGAACATCTTGATATAAATTACGACACACTTTCCCAATTATTAGAATCAGATTTTTCTGTAGGTGGTTCACATTGGAAATCTCCGGGGCCAGACGGTAATATTGGTTTTGGCGGAAAGTGTTTGCCCAAGGACTTGACACATATGTCTTCACTGTGTTATAATGAATGTAATATTATGAATGAAGCATTAGTAATGAATTTAATTAGGAGAATGAAATATAATGAGTTTAATTGATAAATTGAAAAAAAATAGTACTATCAAAGATACTGCTATCTTAACAGAGTCTAAATTCTTCGGAGTTAAAGACTTGATTCAAACTGCTGTGCCTGCGTTGAATGTAGCATTGAGTGGTCGTCTTGATGGAGGATTGACACCTGGTCTAACAGTGTTTGCGGGTCCTTCAAAACATTTTAAAACAGCATTTTCATTGATGTTAGCAAAATCGTATTTGGACAAATATGATGATGCCGTAGTATTGTTTTATGATTCAGAATTTGGCACACCTCAAGCATATTTTGATACTTTTGATATTGATAAGAGCCGTGTAGTTCATACTCCTATAACAGACGTAGAACAATTGAAACATGATTCAATGTCTCAGTTAAATAGTATTGAGCGAGGTGATCACGTTATTATCATAGTCGATTCTGTTGGTAATTTGGCAAGTAAAAAAGAAGTAGAAGATGCTCTTGAAGGTAAGAGTGTAGCGGATATGTCTCGTGCTAAACAGTTGAAATCATTATTTCGTATGGTTACACCTCATTTAACAATTAAAGATATTCCGATGGTTGTAGTCAATCACACATATAAAGAAATTGGACTGTACCCTAAAGATATTCTTTCTGGTGGTACAGGAATTTATTATTCTTCTGATAATATTTTTATCATTGGTCGTCAACAAGAAAAAGATGGGCAAGATTTAACAGGTTATAACTTTATTATTAATGTTGAAAAATCTCGGTTTGTTCGTGAAAAGTCTAAGATTCCAATTGAAGTATCTTTTGAAGGTGGTATTAGTAGATGGTCTGGATTACTTGATATGGCATTAGAATCTGGGCACATTATTAAACCTAGCAATGGTTGGTATCAGAAAGTAGATATGAATACTGGTGAAATTATTGATGGTAAATATCGACAAAAAGATACTAATACAAAAGAATTTTGGCAACCAGTGTTAAATGATGAAACATTTAACAGTTGGATAACAAAAAGATATTCTATCTCTAGTGTAGATGGTATCATGCGTGATGAACTTAGTGAACAAGACATTGATGCAGCCTACAAAGAAGTCTGAAGGTCAATGTGACTGTTGTCACATACCTATTTGGGAAGGCGACAGGGCAGTTTGTTTTCACACAGATGATCAAGAAGTTTATCTGTGTGAAAGCTGTATCGAAAAAATTTACGGTGAATATGTAAAGGAAGAATATAAATGATAGTCTTGGTTTGTGGTTTGCCTGGATCAGGAAAAACTTGGTTATCTGAAAAACTTTGTGAAGGACAATCTAATTTTGTACATCTCAATGCTGATCGTGTAAGAGAAGCAGTGCAAGATTGGGATTTTTCAGAAGAAGCAAGAATGAGACAGGCTATTCGTATGCGAGGTCTTGCATTTGCTGAAGCAATGTTTGACTCTATAGTAATTACAGATTTTGTATGTCCTACACCCGAAACAAGAAAATTATTTGACGCAGACTATACTATCTTTCTTGACACTATTAACATTTCACGTTATAGTGATACCAATAAAGTATTTGTTAAGCCTGATGCAGATTTTACAATTTATGAACATTTACCTGAAAGTGCTATTGAGTTAATTCGTAAAAGGATTCTGAATGAAAGACAGATTGGAAAATATAATTTTAGGAAACCTACTTGATAATGATGAATACTTCAGAAAAGTATTACCATTTCTAAAAACTGAATACTTTTCAGGTATTCATAAAATACTATTAAACAAGATACAAGCGTATTCTGTAAAGTATAATAAAGCTCCTACAAAACAGGCACTGGCAATTTCTATTGAAGAAGATAGAAAAGTATCTGAAGGAGAGCTACCTGCTTTAGGTGAATGGCTTGAAAATAATATGATATCTACTAGTGACCCTCAGTGGTTGCTAGATGAGACTGAAAAGTATTGTAAGGATAAAGCTATCTACAATGCTATCATGGAAGGTATTCAAATCATTGATGGAAGAAACAGTGATTTAGGTCCTGATGCACTTCCTGATTTATTATCTAAAGCACTACAAGTTGGTTTTGATAACAATATTGGTCACGATTATATTCAAAATGCAGACAAACGATATGAATTCTATCATAAACTAGAAGAAAAGATGCCGTTTGATTTGGCAATGTTTAATGAGATTACTGAAGGCGGACTTGCTAACAAAACATTGAATGTTGCACTCGCAGGTACTGGTGTTGGTAAATCTCTTTTTATGTGTCACATGGCAGCGAATGCTATCTCACAAGGTAAAAATGTTTTATACATTACACTTGAGATGTCTGAAGAAAGAATTGCAGAACGTATTGATGCGAATCTAATGAACTTGCCTATCGGACAGTTAAAAGATTTGTCTAAGCAAATGTTTGAAGATAGAATTAGTAAAATTAATGCTAAGATACAGGGTCGATTAATTGTAAAAGAATATCCTACAGCATCAGCACACAGTGGGCATTTCAAAGCATTGATAAATGAATTGAAACTAAAAAGAAATTTTGCTCCTGATATTATTTTTATTGATTATCTTAATATTTGTTCTTCAAGTAGATTCAAATCAGGATCTAATCAAAATAGTTATACTATTATCAAGAGTATTGCAGAAGAACTTAGAGGACTAGCAGTAGAAGAAGACTTGCCAATTGTAACTGCAACACAGACTACTCGTGGTGGTTATAATAATAGTGATGTAGAACTTACAGACACTTCAGAATCATTTGGTCTTCCTGCCACTGCTGATCTTATGTTTGCTCTTATAAGTACTGAAGAACTAGAAAAACTTGGTCAGATAATGGTTAAACAATTGAAAAACCGATACTCTGATATTACACGCAACAAACGTTTTATGATTGGTGTAGATAGGTCTAGAATGAAATTGTTTGACATTGAAGGCGATCCTCAGGAAGGACTTGTTGATTCAGGTAACGATATTCCTGTATTTGATAAATCTTCTTTCGCACGTAAAGGATCTTATGACGAGATTAAATTTTAACATGTTTAAATTTCCTAGAGCTACTAGATTACCAATATTTCAAAGCATACATGATGTTGATTGGAGTAATTTAAAAGTATTAGACTATGGTGGTAATCACGGCAATCTTTTAAAAGATGGAATTGAGACTGGGCAAATAAAACCAGAAAATTATACTTGTTTAGATGTGGATAAAGAAGTTGTTATCGAAGAACAAAAAAAATATCCAGAAGCTAACTTCATAGTATATGATAGAAAGAATCCAGTATACAATGTTAATGGAAAAGATAGAATACCCTTTCCATTTGATGATAATTCTTTTGATATAGTTTGTTCTTATTCACTACACACTCATTGTAGCTATGAAGATTTTATTTTTGATTTAGCAGAAATGAAGCGAGTATCTAAAACTAATGTGATAATGACTTCTATTCTTACAGTTCAGGATCATGTACTAGATGTATTAAAGACTAAACGTTATATGGATTATGACAATGTTCATATTTCTTGGGAAAAAAAATTACCTCTAGAAAAATATAGATATTATATTGACGCTGATAGGGTGGGTTATTCTTATGATGAATATCCTAATAAATGTGATTTTCTTGTTACTTGCTATAATAAAGATTGGTTGAAAGAACAACATCCTGAAATAGAAATACTTGATCCGTATTCTGAGTTTCATCAATCAATGGTTGTTATACGTGGATAGGATATATCGTTCTTATATAGAACATATTGTTACCTGGCATTGCAATTTAAAGTGTACGAATTGCAACACTGGGTCTCCTTTTCAACCTCATCGTAACGATGACTTGTCGATATTTGTGCGGGATCTAAACATCATTGGAAAATATGTCGATACACCGTATATAAGATTAGCAGGAGGTGAACCCACATTACATCCAGAAATATTAGACTACCTCAGAGAAATTAAAAAAGCAGGATATAAATCCAATATAGCTACTAATGGTCTCACACTTCCTCAAATGCCAGATGAATTTTTTGATTTGGTAGACCTTTTTTCACTATCTGTGTATGCTAACAACAATATAAACTATGAAAAAATAATAAACAAGTTAGAAGAAAAAGGTGCTAATTGGAAAAATGTAACCGATGTTGATAGTGTGCTTAAATTTGAAGCAATGCAAAAGTTTAAAGACAGCTATAAGTGGCATGAGACAGGCACTTTTGTTGTCTTAGACAAATACAGCAAAAATACCGAGAAGCGAGTGCAAGAAGTATATACTCCCTGCTTACTAAAAGAAATGTGTCATTCTTTTATGAATGGAAAGTATTACAAATGCAACATTTCTGTCACTAAAGGTCCTCAGTATGCCAATATGGGAATACCCACTGACTGGGACTTTGCTGAAGAAGATGGGTTTGACTTCACGGGTGACAATGAAGAAGAAATAATGGTAAACCTCAGAAATTTTGTGTACGGCGAAGCACATAAGAATCCTTTAAAAGCATGTTACTATTGTGAAGGATCTAATACCTCATACAATGTTCCTCACGGTCAATACAGTAAAGAAACAATAAATGAAATAATTGAACATACCAGAGAACATAAAAAACTGGATGACATAAATAGTACGTTCCCAGTAAGGATATCAATAAAAAATATCTAATAGCATTGTGACACACAAAAGAGTGTAGATTTCAAGATAGGTTCGTAAGTGCTTGATTCTTTGTTAAAAAACTTTATATGAATCAAGCACTTATTTCACTCGTAACTCATTGATTTCCCTAGCAAAAGAAATTTAAAATAATGCTTGACTTTTTACATTTATTGTGCTATGATATACACATAAACACTGAAAAGAGAACATTATGTATACCGTGACTTACAACTACTACAACTATGCTAGCCAGAGCAAGTCCTTTGACACCTACGTGGCTGCTAAGGGTTTTTTCAACCGCATCAATCGTGACCGCCGTGTTCGCCGTGTTGAGTTGATCGCTCCAGAAAAGAAAATTGAAGAAACTTCAAATAATGCTTGACTTTCTCGAAAAACTTCTGTATAATACTTGTATAAACTGAAAAAACAAGAGGAAAACAATGACTGACACTATTACCACCTGCGAGTTTTCTAACGTTTCAACTTATGTTGACGGCATCAATGCTGGTCGATGTGTTACTGTAGAAGACGCAGCAATTGAATATGCTGACGAAATGTACAGCTACATTTCAGATGCATCCAAAGAAGCTAATGGCTGTCGCTATCGGTTTGATCATACAGGAATGACTTTTGCCCAGCTTGAGGCTGAATGTGATTACTGGAGCGCACAGGCTCAGATCACTATTGACGAAGAAAGAACTATGGCAGACCAAGTAGTAGAAGAGTTTAAAGCTCTTGTACAGCAGACGATAGAGCTGGGTGCAGGTGATGAAGTTACTGCACTGCGCTGGTTGACTCAGGATCAAGAGTTTTATAGTGGTCAATGTGTTGAACATTGGGTATACAATCAGGGCGTATTGTTTACCCCTTACGGTAAGGCATTAGTCAACCAACTGCTTGATGTTGTTCAGTTCAAAGTGGATATGGCAGCATAAAAGTTTAAAAAGTGCTTGACATTTGTTTAAATAGGTGTTAGAATAGTATTAATGAATAGTAAATAGTAATAAATTTACTGTTGTTAAAGAATTGGTACAAGCTGTACTAATAACGACCAATCGTGGTCATTTTGTTTATAATTTATATCATGGAGATATATATGTCTAGATCAACAACTGCTACTACTGCTACGACTACTGCTACCACAACTGCGACTCCTCGGGTTTCTCAAAATACTAAACTTTTGAACTTCCTGCGATCCGGTGCTTCAATTTCAGCAGGTCAGGCGCGTGGTTTGTTTGGTGTAACATCACTTGGTAAGCGCATTAGTGAACTCCGTTCCGATGGGTATCCAATTTACACAAATGTTGCTAAAAACGGTGCTACTGTTTATCGCCTGGGTACCCCAAGCCGAGCAATGGTTGCAGCAGCGTATCAAGTTGCTGGTTCTTCTGTTTTTGAATAAGAACTAGTTTAGATATAAGTCCTGGACATGACTCTAAACTGTCCTTTTTTTATTGTTAAAATTTTAAATTACAGAAAAATAATAATGGATAATTTTACCGAATTAAATTATAAATTTAATCTTGACGCCCTCACTAAAGATGTATATACTGTCATTGAAACTACGGGATGGGGTGACAAAAATCAAATTTGTTTAACTCACCCAGAAAATCAAGAATCTTGGTTTATCGGATCAGGTGGTTTAATTACTACTAAAAATTTTACTGTAATGAATAACTTTCTTATTGGAAGTTATTATGAACAGGTACACAATACCATCAAAAAAGACTTTCCTTTTACCCGTGTTAGGTTAATGAATCTTGTTGCTGGACAATGTATGTCTTTACATACAGACACCCAACCACGAATTCATATTCCTATTGTTACTAATGAACAATGTTTAATGATCATTGATAATGAAGTAAAGCATATGCCAGCGAAAGGTAGTGCTTGGTTGACAAATACTTTAAAAACACACACAGCACTAAATGCAAATCTTACCATGAATAGAATTCATATTTTATTTGATTTAATTTAATCAGGAGTATTCAATGCATATTGATAGTGAAATTAAACGTAAAATTTCAAAAATAGTCATTGCAAGTAAAAGAACATTAGATCCCAGTTTTAGGCAATATTGGAAAAACACTGCCAACTCTTTGGTGACTAAATACAATGTAAGTATTTCTGAAATTGAAAATAGTCCGGAGTATCATAATGAAATTAAAACTAGTAGCTACTACTAAAATCTATAAAAATATGGGTGGCATGGATGTTCCCATGTGGCGATGTGTTGGCGGTGGAGAATATATTCTCAAGCGTTTCGATGAGGAGCCTAAATGGAAAGAAGTTGGAGAAGCAGTAAATTCTTTTCAACATATTCTAGAAGGAAAACTTGCTATAGATGTTAAAGAAATTTATGGTGGGTTTGAACTCTATGATAATAATTCTTTAACTCACAGTGAAAACTTTCAGTTACAGCATGGCGGAACTATTGATTTTCCTGCTGAAGATGCAACCATTATAGATGTTTCTGAGGAAATGAATGGTATCAAAAGGTTATAGATTTTAAAATGTTATAAATACAAGCATGATTACATTTAAAAAATACCTCACTGAGGCAACCAACGAAGACCAATTAACTCACTTAGAACATGTGGAAGATCATTCTATACACAGTGGTTCTAAGGGGTTTGCCCATGCTTTTCATACACTAAACGGTGTACATGAAAGTTTAATAGGCAAAGCAGGCGGCACTAAGGTTACCATGAAATATGATGGTAGCCCTTCAGTTGTTTTCGGTCATCATCCAGAAACAGGTAAATTTTTCGTAGGCACTAAGGGTACTTTTAATAAGACTCCTAAAATAGCACACACTCCTGAAGAAATAGAAAAGAATTACGGTCATTCTGAGGGATTGAAAAAGAAAATGCACGCCGCTTTAGAACACTTGCCTAAGATAGTCCCAGACAAAGGCGTTTATCAAGCAGACATTATGCACACTCCTGATGATCTTCAACATGAAGGTCATCGAATTTCACACAAAGCAAATCTTATCACCTATCATCATAAATCAAACTCTGATGAGGCTAAAAAAGCAGTAAACTCAAAGATTGGTGTTGCTGTACATACTTCATATGAAGGAAAAACTCTTCAAGATATGAAAGTAAAACAAGCGCATGTTCCTGAAATGAAAGACCACGCAAGTGTACATCAATTTCCTATGTTTCATGAAATGGAACATGTATCATATACACAAGCACAACAAAAACAATATAAAGAACATATGCAAAATGCTATGGATGCTTACAAAAAAGCACCTAAAGAAGCATTTGAACACACTGAATCACATGAGAATCAGCATGGAAGTAGTGGTGCTGCAATCTCTGCTTATATAAATAAGACTGTTCGGGATGGTAGTAAACCTAGTCATGGAGGTTTTGTAGATCACCTTAAAGAAGTTTATGCTAAAAAAGCAGCAAGTGTAAAAACTGACGCTGCACAAGCAAAACATTCTGAAGCAGGCGTTAAACACATAAAGAGCATAAACGCAAGTCATATAACACATGTGTTTAATATACATCAGCATTTGCAAAAAGCTAAAAACGTATTAACTGACGCATTTAACTCGCATCATATTCATGGGCACGAATTTGACGGGCAAGCAATAAACCCAGAAGGATATGTTGTCCATCACAATGGCAGACCTTCAAAATTTGTATTGAGACATGAATTTAGCAAAATGAATTTTGCTGCCAGCGAAATGAGGAAACAAGGTGATGGCAAATAAACATATTGTATTTACTTTTGGTAGAATGAATCCTCCTACCACGGGGCATAGTAAACTAATCAATACTGTACATCAATATGCTCAAGAAAATGGGCATGATCATCAGGTTATTGTTAGTCATTCACAAGACAAACATAAAAATCCTTTGTCGTCAGAACACAAACTCCATTATTTAAATCACATTCATCCCAATGTACACTTTGAAGCATCTTCAAAAGAACATCCTCACTTTCTTGCACAGTTGAAAAAATTTCATCAACAAGGATACAAACATGCTACAATGTTTGTGGGTTCTGATCGCGTAGAGGAAATGAAAACTCTTGCTCAAAAGTATAACGGACCTAATGGTGAATACAATTTTGATAGTTTACACATTAAGTCGGCGGGTAAAAGAGATCCTGATGCTGAAGGTGTAGAAGGAATGAGTGGAACTAAAATGAGAACTCATGCTGGAAATAATGACTTTGATAAATTCAGAGAAGGGTTGCACGAAAAGGCATCAGATCAACATGCTAAAAAATTGTTTGACGCAGTAAGAAATGGAATGGGATTAAAAGAACAACAACAAAGATTATCATTCGGAGCATTTTTAAATGAACAGAGAAGCAGTTTTCAAACAACTAAAAATAGATGAGGGCGTTAAGTATGAAATCTACAACGATCACCTCGGATTACCAACCTTTGGCGTCGGTCATCTTGTCACAAAAAACGACCCGGAATTCGGAAAACCTCTTGGAACTCCAATCTCTGAGGAAAGAGTCAGAACGTGTTTCGATAGAGATCTTGATACTGCCATCTCCGAATGTGATAGGTTATACGAAGACGGGGTCTTTAGAAGTTTACCAGGAGATGTCCAAGAAATCTTGGTTAATATGATGTTTAATATGGGCAGACCTCGCCTGTCAGGATTTAAAAAGTTTCTTGCTGCTGTTAAAGCAAAAAACTTTAAAGAAGCAGCAAAAGAAGGAAGAGATAGCCGTTGGTACGATCAAGTAAAAAATCGTGCTGAAAGATTGATGTCTTCTTTAGAAAAAATAGGTAATTAACATGAATGATAAAACAGAATTTTATCAACACGCATTAATTTCTAGACTCGCATATAAAGATTTAACCCCAGATGTTCTTAAAGAATGGGAAGGTCTGGGATTTACTTATGTAAAGTTTTTCAGTATAGAAGGCGCTCAAGCATATGTCTTAGGCAATGAAGAGAGAATTACCATTGTGTTTAGAGGTACTGAACCTAAAGAAAAAAGTGATATAATTGCCGATTTGAAAGCAAATCATAATAAAGGCTTTCATCGTGGATTTTATCAAGAATATAAAAAAATAAGAGTTGCTATAGATATTGAACTTCTTACACAAATATCAGAAAAAATACGACCCATTTATGTAACAGGACACAGTTTAGGTGCAGCAATTGCTTCTATATTCTGTTTTCATCATTCAGAAGTAGCTGCACTCTATACGTATGGGTGTCCTCGTAATGCATCTTGGTCTAAATCTAAGGAATTGAAAGTTCCACATTATCGCTGTGTAAACAACAACGATATAGTTCCTAAAGTTCCGCCATCAATAATGGGTTTCAGTCACCACGGTGAATTACATTATATTAACTATTATGGCAATATTCGTGAACTAACTACATGGCAAAGAACAAAAGACTCTTGGCGTGGTCGTAAACGTGCTTGGCAAAAAGGACAAAAGTTTGATGGAATATATGATCACCTGATGGATGAGTATTGTTCTTGTTTAGAGGATAAAGATTAGTGTGGGTTATATTAATCAGATCAGCAGTTACTAGTATTTTTGGTTCTGCTTATGGTAAATGGTTTTTAGGCACAAAAGCGGGAGTTTTATTCCAAACAAAATTAGATTATTTTATGGAATACCTTTCTTATAAATACGATATTAATATAACTAAAAAAGAAGAAAAATGGCGTTCTGATTATCCTTTAATATCGGAAAGAATCGACTCTTTAGAAAAAAAAATTCAGGAGCTGGAAATGCAAAAGCAACAACAACAAGTTTCTTCGCCAAAGACACAAGAAAGTCAAGCTAAAGATAGAAAACATAATCAATAGGTAGATTTAAAAATGCAAACTTTTAAAGAGTGGCTAACAGAAGCTGAAAATATCATGGAGCGTGGTGAAGACTCCAAGGGTCATTATCGTGCAACAGAAGATGGCGCCGGTATGACTCGTAAGGGTGCTAAAGCAGCGGGTATCAAGACTGCTGTCACAACTCCTCCTAGTAAACTAGATCCAGATGGTGAGGCTGCTGGTCGCCGTAAGTCATTCTGCGCTCGTATGGGTGGCATGAAAGGTCCTATGAAAGATGAGAAAGGTCGTCCAACTCGCAAAGCTATGTCGCTTCGGCGCTGGAACTGCTAATGTTTTTGAAGATTTCAATTGGTCTAGTTTTAGTTATAATCATAATGGCATTTGCCGGACGTTGGTATTATAACAGTACACAAGAAACTTTGGCGCAATTAAATCAAAATATTGCTACACTGAGAGCTAATCAGGAACAATTAGAACAAGCAATTGCCACTAGTAATGAAACAATTGCTAGACAACAAGCAGACGCAGTACAATTTGCTGCTGCCAATGATCAACTTAGAGCATCTTTTAATGAAGCTGAAAGATATCAAGATGAATTGGCTAGAAAATTAGCAAGTCACGATTTAACTAGATTGACATTGCAAAGACCTGGTTTGATTGAACCAAGAGTAAATAACGCAACATTGAGACTTTTTGATGAATTGGAAACTATTACTGGCAAGCCCGCTTCTACTATTGCTGACTAGTTGCATGGGTTTTAGTTTGTTTGGAAAAAAGGCGCCAGTTGTCCCTGAGCCTATTGTTGTTACTAAAACAGAATATTTGTATAGAAATATTCCTATACAACCAAGACCTAAACATGTCACATTAAATGACATAGATTTTTATGCAGTAACAGAAGAAAACTTAGACGAATTTTTAGTAAGATTTGGTGAAGAGAACGGAGCTGTTGTCTTTTTTGCAATAAGTGTACCTCATTATGAAAACATTTCCCTCAATATGGGAGAGCTAAGAAGATTTATAGAGCAGCAGAGTGCTATTATTCTGTACTACGAAGAAAATGTTAACGTAAAGCCGGATCAAAATGAAGAGCAGACTGAAGAAGATACTGGAAATTAAAAAAAGAATAGAAACCAATTCTGAAACCGCTGCCTGTGAAGAAACACAGTGTTGGGACGGTTGGAAGAAAAAAGGTACTAAATTAAAAGGAGGGCGCCTCGTGAACAATTGTGTTAAAGAATCTGGTTTACTCGGCAGATATTTGCTGCACAAAAAAAATTATGATCTTGCAGCAGACACGCTTTCATCATTAATGAAAAGAAAAACTGAGCGTAAGCACGGTGTTGAATATTATGCAGCTATTGTAGCTTCAGGTCATACTGGAGTTAATACTCGTGATTTAGTTTCTCACTACAAAAGCAAAAATAATATTAAAGAAAGTGAGTATAATGACACTGAAGAAAAAAATGATATGGCACATACGCAACTTCATTTTATTTCTTATGCTTCTGAAAAAATCATGAATTTGATATTGAGTGGTGTTAAAGTAGAAGAATGGTATCAAAATAAACTTTCTAAAGTTCATTCAGATATGGAGTCTCTGTACGCTTACATGGAAGGCACTAGTCGCAAAAATACAATGGGTGCCACAGACGAAGATATGAAAGAAGATTTGCGTAAGTGGTTTGATAAAGAACACCCTGAAGGTGATTGGAAAAGAATTAATAGCAAAGGTGAAGCGGTTGGT